GCGCCAAGCTCTTCTTCGATCTGACTGCGGAACAAGAAGCCCAAGTGCTCGCTGACGTGGGCGTCAAGTGCTGCCAGCTTTGCCCCGCCAAGCTGTGTGTTCTGAACTTCCTGACCAAACTGAGGATCATTCTTCAATGTCATATGGACATTCAAGTGGGCCTGATGGTCTTGCCACTCAAAAGATTTGACCGGCTTCATCGTGAGGATGTTCTGGTTTTCCGTAACAGGATCAACTGGAGTACCCTCATCTTCAGACGGGACGATCTTGTCGGCGTTCGGTATACCAATCAACTCCATCATTTGACGATGGAGCATGGGTAGGTCGTAAAGACCCGGAGCTTGTGCAGCAAGCTGTAGTGCAGCTTGGTACTGCATCAACCTCTGAGACATTGTTGCTGCGTTCGGGTCAGATACGGGGGATACATCTACGCGGTCGTCAAAGTCGGCAACCTTGATTTCAGCTTCTTCTTCTGTTTGGTACGGATACGCGGGGTACGTGTGGTCGCGAATAATTCTTGCAAGAATCTTAAATTCTTTTTTAAGGCTGGCGTGAATCCTTGCTTGAATCGCAGACTGCACCTTCATGGCCCGCTCAAGAATGGCAAGCGTTGTACCTACGGGCGCATCTTGCCGCATGTCATCAATCTTCAGGTCTGCCATAGAAGCAAATCTGCGACCTTCTTCTACGATAGTGCCTAGAAGCTGATACAGAACGGATGACGGCTCCTTGTAGGGAAGGAACGTAATGTTGTCCCGAATGACTCCACCCGGAACATCTACATCCCTGAACTCTCCGGGCATAATAGGTGTGTCGTCACCCTTGATTCTTAGCCCTCGTGTTTTCAAGCCACCGGGTAAATTAGACAGGGTGCCAGCGTCTACGAGTTGACGAAGTAGGCTGGTGGCAGACTTAGCCAACCCGCCGATCATGTGAATTAAGCCAAGGTTATAGAACCCAATTCCGGGCACATAACCATAATCAACAAAGTGTTCGACTTTCTTTCGGTTAGGATCAAGGTCGTCCCAGTTCCTGTAGATAGAAAGAATCTCAGAAGAACCTTTGTCAATTGTAATTACATAAGGCAGTGCAATTCCGTCAGGGTCCTCAAATCCGGGAAGATCATAATCAACATGAATTTCAAGGAGTTGGTGGCGATCATCATCAGACCCTGAAAACGATACACCAGAAATTTCATCGTACTTGTCTTTGATTACGTCTGCCGCTGGCTCTGATGAAGTGAGTTCTACGTCACGGTAAAAACCACTAACCTGTAGCTTCCTGATGTAATTAGAGCTTCGGTTCATTACATGGGTATAACGCTCTGCATTTTCTAGCGAAGACTCGTCATACGAAATAACAAAATCTTCAGCCGGAACAAACATTGAGCACGGTCTGCCCAAGGTTGGATCGTAGTACACCTTCCTAAACGCAGCACCGGACAGCGGAAGACTAAACAACATCTTTTCCGTTTCCGCGCGGTACTCTGTCATTACCTCAAGCAATTGGTAGTTCATGTACTCCTGAACACGCTTTGCTTGAGAAATAGTTTCTGGTGTTGTCTGCCCCCATACTTTTGTTTTTACGGGACCCTTAGCGGGAAATATCTCCTGAATGGTTTGTGCCTGAAAACGGACAACCGCTTCGGACAACATTGGGTGGAATACACCACATGCTCCCGGCCATGGTGTTGAGCGATCTTCCATTTCAAGACCAAGGAGATCAAGCCCTTCTTTGTAGGATTTCTCCCAGTCAGACCTACTAGACTTATCGTCCTTGAACATCTGCATCAACTTGGAAGCGCAATGCCCAAGCGTGCTCTCGTCAACGTACTCAGCGAGATTTGCCGTAAACGGAATCTCACCAACCTCTTCTTGGCCCCCGTCAAAATCAAATGTCATACCCCCATCATCCTCTTCAATGATAAGGGCTTCCATCATATCCTCTTCTGGAAACTCAATGTTGGTGTTTTCTGCCATCAAAATATCTTCTGGGAAGATTTCTGTAAGGCTTTTGTCTACGGCCATAGTAATTATCTACCGAGTCGGTTGGCTTCAAAGTCCATCGTCATTACAGCATCTTCTAAGTCACCCGCAAAGTACTCAAAGCTTGGGTCATTGGGGTCTGTTAAAACGAACTCACCATACTCATTCTTCTTGATCCTAAAATTTCTACCCCTAGCGGCTTGTTGGGCTTGACGCTGAGTCATTCCCGGCCTCCATGATGTACCCACTCGGCGCATCTTGCCGCCTTTATTAACAACCTTACGGATGGTCCCACCCGCTCCGGGCACCAATCCAAGAATGCCAAGCGCGGTTCCACCTAGGTCTCTATCTCTAATTGATTCTAGTGTTCTAGCACCGGAAATGGCCTGACCTGTGTACGGAGCACTTTCGGCTACAAAAAGTCCAAGTGCTTTAAGTTTTTCTAACAATTCGTCCATTAGTAATACGCTGCCTTTCGGTGACGAAAAAACTCTTCTTCTTTTTCGTCAGTGTTTAAGGAAATGAATCCACCCTGTCTAAATCTCAGCAATGCTTGAGTGCTTGCATCGACGAGATCATCGTGGTCCCCAGCAGGAAAGGCAGCAAACTGTTCAATAACTTCTTCTGCCCATCTCTTCTTGGGTGCCCATACAAGTCCTGATGAAAATAAGTCGGATACTGCATTTACGCGAGCAATCTTGTCTCTACCCCTGCTCGGTGTGTACTCGCTGACAGGGATCCCCATTCTGCGAAGCTCGAATATCAAAGGTGAACCACTTGCTTTTGCTTCTACGATAAAAGCATCCGGGTCAAATTCTTTGTACATATCGTATGCCCGCACCTTCAAGTCAGGAAACTCTAATCTTTCTTGTAAGGCATCTAGTAATATAATATTCGAGTTACCGTTGTCATCATAGAACACGCCCCATGTGGTACATGCGCTAAAGTCTGCTGTTTCTTTTGCAAGGAACGCGGTGTCCCATGACTGGATAACAAACTCACAAGGTGGGGGGTTTCTTCCCGGCCACTCGCGCCACCACTCCCGCTTTACAATTGCACCTTCTTCTGATGTCGGGTCCTGCTGGTACTGAGCGTTCCACTTAGACAGAGGCAGTTCTGCCTTCAATGCCTCTAGCTGGTTGATGGGCCAGAACCCCGGCCATAGTGGGGAGCCGCTAGGCAGGATGGCAGGAAGCTCAATCACTTCCCACTCATCGGACCCACCACGCTCTACAGACGATTTAATAATCTGCCCAGTAAGATCGCGTTTAGACCACCGGGTCATCACGATACAAATGGCACCTCCGGGCTGGAGCCTCTGTCTAGGCCCAGATGTGTACCACTCGTAGGTTTTGTCGTAGATGGACGGATCGTTCATCGCCGCCTCCTGCTCGGAGTGCGGGTCATCAATAACCAGAACGTCTGCGCCCTTACCTGTTACGGCACCACCAACACCAATAGCGAAGTACTCACCATTCTTGTTAGTGCTCCACCGACCAGCAGCCTTTGAGTCGGAGGAAAGTGAGACATCCTTGAAAACGTCTTGGTAGTCTTCGGAGTTCACAAGGTTACGCACCTTACGCCCAAACCCGACCGCGAGTTCTGCCGTGTGTGCAGTCTGAATTACTTTCTTGTCAGGGAATTTGCCAAGGAACCATGCCGGAAACAAATGTGAGGCAAACTCAGACTTGGTATGCCGTGGTGGCATATTGATAATAAGTCTTTTTAATGACCCATCGGCAATTCTATTAAGGGCATCTGACATCACCTTGTGATGGTCACCCTCAATAAACGCAGGCCATACCACTTTTACGAACGACAAGAAGTCTGACTGGGCTGCAACCCTGTCTTTGGCCTTGTTCAACTCTTCGACTAAAGAAAGAAGCTCTGCCTTTTCCTTGTCAGGCAGAGACTTGATCTTATTTAGAAGGCTTTGTTCCATTGCCAGTCTCGAACCACTTCAGAATATCGTCGGCAGCATGCCTGTATGGAGAGGCGTCATCGTACCTCTCTTCCAGTGAAAGCAACTGGGCCTTCATTAACAGCCTTGCATGCTTTTTGAGCAAGTCCGCTTGGCTATGGCTGGAAAGGTACTTTGTTAATTTTGCACCAGAAGGCCACTTCAGGATCTTCTGTCCGCTGTTGTTCGGCATGGTCAATGACAACCCTTGAAAAATCAAGCCACATCCTGCTACAACGATTATAACCAAGTTCGGCTAAATAATCTTCTAGGATGTTCTCCGCAGTGGGGCCTGTGTATCGAACTTTGCCCGGTCCATGAGGTTCATAGAGATGGCGGATGGAGGATCTAGTACCCCTCTGAGACGCTGTAGAGGCCATGTAAGCCCCAACGGCCTTCCAGATGACCTCAACTGCCTCTGAGACAACGATTGGCTTTAGATCGCCTTCAGAAGGCGAGGTCATAGGACTGGTCTGTCCAGTCTTCGACATCCAGCCACTCTTTGTGGTACACGGCTGCGGTGTCCAAGTGGGATGCACTCCCCAATCCTGCGAAAAAAGTCTTAATACCCTTTGCATGCTGCTCTATATGACACATTCGGCAAAGCGGCACAAGGTGATCGCTGGTACCACCAGCCCCACGAGA